TATTTTTAATAATTTCAATTTGGTCGTCTGTAAGAATGTTGAGAGTTTCCTTTGCCTTTGAATTACTATATCCATAATACTTCTTAATAACATCTAGGTTCTTCAACTTGGTTTTTGATAGCCACTTACCTCCAAATCGCCTTTTCTTTCGTATACTATTTATGAAATAGTGAAACTGCATACGCTTTGGTAGGAAATGTAATCCGTTCATTTCATTGCTATGCATTATGGTATCATAGAACATAGATAGACAACGGTTAATTACAAATGGTGGGTACTTCTTTTCCCAAGTCGGGTCGGGTGTGTCTAATAAGTTCTCTTTTGATTCATTAATTGCTTTAAGATAATCTTTTAATTCATACATTTAATTTCATTTACTTTCCAAATAATAATAATTACATCCTTCACCGTGCATACCATAAACAGAATCATATTTTTTATGTTTAACATTAAAATAATTTTTAATATGATTAGTAAATACAGACTCACTATATCCAAATACAGGCATAGTATCTTTATTTACAAAAAAAATAAGGTGAGGTTGATTGTCTTCTTTATTGAAAACTCTAATAAACATTTTTCCAGAAGGTTTTAATATTCTATGATACTCTTTTATAATGGATAGAGTATCTTGTGGATAATTCACGTGGAAAGCACCAGCGTCAATAAGAAAATCAAAACTATTTTCTTCAATCTTATCTAATTTTCTTATATCTCCAACAAGAAATTTTCCTTTTGGTAAACGCTTTTGAGTTCTTTCTATAACCGTTTGTGAAAAATCTACACCTGTTACCTCAAACCCTTGATTGATAAGATATTCAGAATTTCTACCATCTGCACATCCACAATCCAAAACCTTTAAATTTTTTTCAAAATTATAATACTTTATAAAATCAACAACGTGTCCATCTTGTAACTTTCGTTCATTGCTAGGATTTTTATAATCCCAAGGTCCACCAGTTGGATGTTCTTTAAAAAATTTATCCCAATCCTCAACTAAACTTTTCATTTATTTAAACTTACAGTTTGCCATTACTTCTGTTAAACAAGCGACCATATTAATCTCTTGGTCTGCTACAAAAGCGGATTTATATTGATATCCAGCTATAACTAAAACTGCTTGTGGTATAGATTGTGGTTGTAAGTTCTTGTATAGTATTTCATATACAGTTGAAAACAATGATGATGGTTCTTTATCTAGGTTTTGAATAACCCATTTTCTCATATCATTAAATCTTTTTTCTTTTAAAATTGCTACAAGTTGTTTAGTATCTGCTTCAGTTATACTGAATAATATACCACTATCAATTTTACCTCTTACTGAATATCTTTGAAGTTCATTAATAGTTCTTCTGAAATCTGGAAAATGTTTTTGTATTAATTCTGCAAGTACTTTTTTATCAAACTCTATCTTTTCATCTGTTAAGATATTACACAACCTATTCATAAGTTGTGTTGCTGTTTTAACTTTCTGACCATTAGTAATTGAAAAATCAATAACGGTACATCTACTATGTAATGCTGGTAATATCTTATTCTTATAATTACAAGTAAAGATAAATCTACAATTCTTATAAAATGTTTCTATAAAATTTCTTAATGCAGGTTGAACACTATCAGCGTTCATATAATCTGCTTCATCAACTATAACAACTTTATGACCTGCTGTTTCAGTTAAAGATACAGTTGACGCAAAATTTTTAATCTTATTTCGGAGTGTATCAATTTGTCTACCTTCATCTGATCCATTAATGATAATGTAATCACAACCTAATTCTTCACATAAAGCACGTGCTACAGTAGTCTTACCTGTACCTGCTGTACCTGATAGTAATAAGTTTGGAAGTTCTTTTTGTTTTACAAATTCTTTAAAAGTTTCTTTTAATTCACTTGTTAAAATACAATCGTCAATTGTTCTAGGTCGGTATTTCTCAACCCATAAATTTTCTGCCATAATATACTCATCATTTAAAATTCAGAATCAGGTTCTAATGCTATCCAATATTGTACTGGTTTATTTCTATTAACAAAATGACTTATTCTTTGTTTAGAAATCGCAATATCATAATCATCTGGTATTATTTTCAAGTTTTCTGCTTTGAAATATGCTACAAACTCTTTATCAGTTGTGCCTACTACAGCAGAATAATCATTTGAAGATTTATTTTTCTTATCAGTTGCAATCATTGTAATGTTTTTACCATCACCTTTTACTGCAATGTCTGGTAAGTTCAACGTAACTATACCTTTTTGTAAATCAGCAAAACATTTACTCTTTAATGTAAAAGTTACATACTTATCAGGCATATTAATTGATTTAGTTGGTGCAACAATTACTGATTTATCTGCAAAGAAATACTTAACTGATTGTTTTGAATTGGTGTCTGAAATAACCAATTTGTTAGTACCATTAAATTTGATATCTGATTTAGAAAATAATTCAACTGCCCTTAAAAATTCTGGCAAATCATATATCGCAAATTCTTGCTCAAATTTTTGGTCTATATCTGCTTCGGCAAGAATATTCTTTAAAGTAGAAATAGTTTGTAATTGCTTTCCAGGTTTTACTAATATATTTTTATTAATATCAGCAAAATTCTTTAAGATTGCAACTGTACTGTTTGATAGATTCATATCAACTCCTTCATAATTTATAATTATATACTTTTATTAACTAAATGTCAATGCTATAAACTTTTTAAAATGTTCTCTGGATCAGTAGCAACATAAGGGTCTTCACCTTTTCCTCGGTCATTGATACCTTCTTCTTCAAACCATTTAATAATTTGTCCATCTTCAACTACCATAGCATATCTCCAAGACCTCATACCAAATCCTAAATGAGTTTTGTTTATTAACATACCCATTCGTCTAGTAAAGTGTCCATTTCCATCAGGTATTGCCTTAACGTTATTTACTTTAAGACTATCAAACCAAGCGTTCATTACAAAAGAATCATTTACTGATATACAATAAACTTCATCTATACCTTTTGATTTAAACTCTTCATAGAGTCTTTCAAAATTTGGTAATTGTTTGCTAGAACACGTTGGTGTAAATGCACCTGGTAAAGAAAAGACTACTTGTTTGCCTGCTTGAAATACATCATTACTTGTAAATGTAGTCCACTTGCCTGCTACTCGCTCTTTGAATACCACGTATGGTATACTTTTAGTTATATCTTTATTCATAGAGTTAATATATCACCAACCCTAGCTAATGTCAATCCTGGTTGTCTATCAACTCGCAAGTAATTTCATCAGCTACTAACCCTGCGTTTTTATCATATATCCATACGTAGGAATAGTGAACCTGGTCACCTTTTTCCACGCATTTCTTACCAAATGATAGTTTAGGATTTGCTACTGAGCAACTAACAAGAATCAAACTCATTAAGATTATTAATATTTTATTCATATACTTATTTATAAGTGGCGAGTCAATAGTTTATGCTATCCTCGCCACTATCTATACGTTATTACTTAACGTCTATTGTTTTTGCTTTTCTGCTCTCTGGAATAATCTTCTCCATAGATACTTTCAAAAGACCATCTTTCAATTCAGCACCTTTGATTTCGCAATCATCAGCAACCGTGAAAGCTTTAGAAAAGAATCTTTTAGCGATACCTTTATGTAAGATATTACCATTGTCATCTTTACTTTCGTCTTTTTCTGTTTTAGCAGATTTGATAGTCAAAAGACCGTCCTCATAGTTCACTTGAATATCCTTTTTAGAATATCCAGCAAGAGCTACTTCAATATCGTACTTGTTCTTGCCTGTTTTAACGATATTGTATGGCGGATAATTTGGTATCGTAGGTAATGAAAAATCATCTTCAAACATTCTTTCAAAATGGTCAAAGATATTATCAAATCCTATTGATACTGGTCTTAATTGATTAAAAATAGATAATGCTTTATTGGTCATATAAACCTCCTTTATTAAGCAAAGTTATTTTAATTATATGAGTCCCTTAATGGCAACTCACTACTACTTATATATGTACTATTTTCCAAATTACAAGTAGTTAAGGTAGTTTTTTGAGTTATAGACTTCAAAACTACCAAAAATAGTCTGCTACTTTAGTTCTTTTTGGGGTGTTGAACGAAGCGCAACTGCTAAACAAACACATCAGGTTAAGGCTACCGCTCCTGAATAACTAAATTCATTGAGGTTTTGTTATAGTAGACCTCAAACTACTACCAGTTTTCATATTTAAAATATGTAGGACTGGCACCTTTCCACGCCCCAGGACTTATGAATTGCCTGGTATAATATATTTATGTTATCAAAGCACAGGCGTTGGAAATTCTATAATCTTGATTCTCTTAATTTCTGTTGCTTTTTGTAATTCTTTATACCTTCTTTTTTCTTTTCTCTTTTAATTTCAGATGGTTTTCTGTAGTATTGCTTTTCTCTATACTCTCTTAACGTACCTGCTTTAAGTAATTTTTTCTTAAGCACTCTCATAGCTTTCTCTACATTACCGTGTCTTACTTCAACTGTAATACCTCTACTCAATTTTATCCTCCTTTCCTTTCTTTTCTTCTAATTCTTTTTTCTTACGTTCATCACGCTGTCTAAATGATTCTTTCATAGATTCATCTAATTCTTCTTGTTCCTTTTTTGCGTGTTCTAAAAAATCTTCCATAAAATTATTAATTGCATAACTAACAATATAATTGGAAGTATAGTTCTAATTAACTCCATTGTATGGTTATATCTATCTAAAAATCTTTCTAATTTATTTCTCTTACTTTGTTTCTTCATATATTCTCCATAAAAATCACTCATTTAACTTGCCTCCTTTTTATAAAATCCGTTTTTATTTTTTCCATAAGCAGTAACACAATTTCTTATTCCTAAATCGTGTAATACAAATTGGATTTCTTTTAACTTTTTAATTTCTTCTTCATTTAATGTTGCAATTTCATTTATTAATAATCTAGGATTAAGATAACCTTCCGAATTTCTAATATAAGTACTATCAAAATAAGGTTTAAAATTATCAATAGTATCACTTGGTAATGGAATAGTAAATCTTTTAGATTTTGGATTGTTTGGTTCCTCTTTTGTTTTTAATTTATTACGATACATTGTCATATCATCTGACATCATAATCCATAATTTATACATATGTTTGTGATATTCAGGTTCTCCATTATCATTATAAAATGGAGCAGTTATAAAGATATACTCACTAGGAAGTTTTTTCTTATAAAATTTTGCCCAATATTGTGACCATTTTAATGAAATAGCATTGGCTTTTTGCCAAAGCGTTTGGTATTTCATATCAACTGTAATTATTTTATCATCTAATTTATATGTCATATCAATTGAAGCAAACCAATTTTTTAATATATTATATGTTCTATCATTATATATTCTTTCTAATACTTTTTTACCAACTTCTTCACCAAAATGTCCCATAATGGCTTTTGCCTTTTGTTCTTTTGACATATTTGAATTTTTAATTGCTTCTAAACTTCTATTCATATTCATAATTCTTTCTAGTGTTTTAGTGAAGCGGAGCACTACCTCCGCTTCAGGACTTACACTATGATTGAGAGGTTTTAGATATGAGCTGAAGTATCATTATCTGATTCATCAGCGTCTTCTGACTCACTCTCTTTGTCTTCTTTTACTTGAGCAGCTACTTCAGCTTTTCTTTGGTCTTCAGCAATTGAATCTGCTGTAGCACCTCCGTCAACTTTAGTATATAACTCAACAAAAGAATTTTTTGTATCTTCATCAAATCTATTAGTACATACTTCAATAGCTTTTATCTTATCTTTAAAGATAGTAAATGCTTGAACAATGTGGACTAATCTTCTTGTGGAGATAATCTCATCTACGCCTCCGTCAAAGAAAGTTTTTCTTATAACGTCTGCCCAAGTGACTAACTTCTTACAAAAGGCGGCGTCTTTTTTGCCACTTTTTTCAAGAGTCTTAATCAAGATTTTTTCTTCAATCTTAACACTTGGATATTTCTGTTCAAATGTAATTGGAAATCTTTCTAAAAATGCTTCGTTAAGCACATTAGTTCCGATAAATTTTCCGTCTTCACTACCTTGTCCTTTAGTATTGGCAGTAGCAACAACGTTGAATCCGTCGGCAGGTTTCACAAATTTATTAATCTTTTTAACAAAGATTCCTGAACCTTCAAGAATAGGTTGAAGACACATAATCTTATTACTTGCAAGGTCAATCTCATCAAGTAATAGAATAGCACCTCTCTCCATTGCTTCTATAACAGGTCCGTTTTGCCAAACAGTTTGACCGTCTTTAAGTCTGTAACCGCCGAGCAAGTCATCTTCGTCTGTTTCAATTGTTATATTGACTCTAATCATTTCTCGTCTGTTTTCGGCACAAGCTTGGGTAACTCCCATAGTCTTACCGTTTCCCGAAAGTCCTGTAATAAAAACAGGATAAAACATTCTGGATTTGACGATTGATTTTACGTCTGGATAATTACCAAATGATACGAAAACTTTGTCTTTTTTAGGAACAATGTCGCCAGTCAAAGAAGAAACAATATAAGCTGCTTCACTTACTTTTTCATCTTTAACAGTTTCAGTTTTAGAAACTTTTGTTTCTTCTGAAACG